ATAAAGAAAAATGGCTGAAGAATCATCATTTTTAGGAGTCATAGAAAGACTTAAAGCAGAAGGACAATTGGATCGCAATAGCGGATCAAATTCCATTAAGACCCTCAAACAGATAAATGTTGAAGGGTTTAATAGTTTGTTCAATTCTATGAATGAGTTAGTTGACTTCTTTAAAGGCAATGCTCTTCAAGACGAAGAAAATCGACGAGAGTTGTTGAAAGCTCTGGAAGGTGGTAAAAAGGAGGAGAAGAAAGAGGAGAAGGCCAAATCTGATGGTTTTGAAATACCAGGCCTCGTCGGGTTATTGGCCGTAGTTTCAGCGGGAATAACCGGAATTTTGACAGGATTTGTTGCAGGCCTTGGGGAAAACTTTGTTAATGTTCTGAAGTTTTTGGGTAAAAGTCTTAACAACGCTTTACTTAAACCAATACTAAACTTTATAAAGAGAACAAGAACATTTCGAAAACTTAGAATTGGTTTAATCAGATTCACAAGAAGCATAGAACGCATCGTTGGGATTTTACGTAACCTATCAAAAGGAACCAGCGGAATTTTCAATTCAATTAAAAAAACCAAGATATTTCGAATTCTTAGTACAACTGCAAGGGGATTTGGAAAAGAATCATCCAAGGCTTTGAAACCTGTATTGAATATTTTTAAGGCGATACCAAAAGTGTTTAGTGGTATTAGTAGACTTATAACTTCTACCATACCGGGCGGTGGCGGTGGATTGATGAAAATATTCAATCCATTCAAAACGTTTTTGGGTACTTTTGGAAATGTGTTTCCAAAATTCTTTTCACTTGGAAAGGTTCTTGGTAAACTTTTTCTTCCACTCACAATCATAACCAGTTTAATAGATTTCGTAAAAGGAGCCTTCGCTGGATTTGAAAAGTACAAGGATGAAGGATTTGTTGAGGGATTGATCGGAGGTCTTCTTGGAGGAATCAGTGGTTTGGCACAAGGTTTGATCGGTCTGCCTTTAGATCTTCTAAAATCGGCAATATCTTGGATCGCCGGAAAACTTGGATTTGAGAACTTCTCGGAGATACTTGACTCATTTAGTTTCAAAGAATTGATCGGTGGACTCTACGATAAAATTACGGATGGTGTAATCGCAATAGTAGATTTCTTTAAGGAACTCTTTTCGAATCCAAAGGAAGCTCTTTCGGGATTAGCAGCAAAGGTAATGGATATCACGAAATCAATATTGAGATTCATTCTACCTACACCCGACTCAGATGCCCCTTGGTACGATCCAAGAAGTTTAGTTGCAAAGGCAATTCCCGACTCCGTTTACGAATATGCTGGTTTAGATCCAAAAACAGGAGAGATCATTCCCGAATTAGAGGTGACTCAAGTCAATAATACTGGCGCTCAAATGGAAGTTGGAATGTCAAATATCGCTGACGCCCAATCACAACCAGCACCCGTTGTAGTTGCGGGTGGGGGAGGAACTACACAAAACTCAACAGTGAATGCTCCAAGTGTCACCTTCAATGGTTCAAACCATGTAGACGAGTCAACTGTCCTATCAAGACCAGTGACTACTATGGCATACGGTTTCTAATAAAAAAGAGGCGATACCAGATTTCTCCAGTATCGCCCCCTTGTATTTGTTTATCAGTTAGGTTAGTCCTGAGCCAACTTGGCGAAATATGCCAAGGTGTCTTCCTCACCTTCATCATTGCTTGATGAACTAACACTCTGATCCTCGCTCTTGGGTGCGGGTGCGTCCACTCGCTCTTCACGGGTTTCATTGAGCTCGGTAGTTTGTTCTACCGAAAAGGTGTTGGCGACATCTTCTTCACCAAGTACCTCATATAATTTCCTCTTGAGTTCAGAGTAAGACTTGTAACTAGATGGATCGATGAACTCATTCAACTCGTGAATGTTATCATAGACCTTCTTCAACTTGTCTTCATCACCTTCAAAGAGTTCGGTGACAGAATCGAACTCTGACTTGTCGTAGTTGCGATAACCTTCAACATTACGAATCTTCAACTTGAAGTTCGCTCCACCCCAGAAGTCAAATGGGTTGATAGGTTTCTCATCCTCGAACTGAGGCTGCATCACATCCATAACCTTATCGAAGATCTTCTTTCCATACTTGTAAAGAAAGACCTTACCTTCGTTTGATGGATTCGATGAATCTGAGATCACAAGAATGTTTGAGACGTAATGCAAACGACGCTTGCGTTGACGAACCAATTCCTTGTCCTCTTCCCTTCCTGAGTTCCACAACTGAGAATTCAACTCACTCAATGGATCTTGTTGACCAATTGAAGTAAGAGATCTCTCAATGTACCACCTGCCGGTTGGCCCCTTGAAGCCATGATCCCAGAAACGAACCCAAGGAAGATCCTCAGCGTTCGAAGATGGTAGGAAGCGGATAACGGCATAACCATTACCTGCTTTATCAACTGTTGGTTTCCACTCTCGGTCGTCTCCATAAGACTTCTTTTCAGAGACGCTTTCGGCGGCGTTTACCAACTTTTCTATCGACGCAAGTCGATTTGCTTTTAGTTTTTCGAATGACATATATTTTGTATTTTAGTATATAACAATGTATTTTTTTGTGTGTGAAGAAGTAATATAACAGATTTCAATCACTTTGTAAAGACTTTTCTTACAATATTTACAAGTTTTTTTGTCTGTATATTCCTTCGAGATAGAAGTAATTTATACTTCAAAATGTTTTCAATTTGTTCGGTGTACACTCCAAGAGGATCTCGAATATCTTTCTTGAGTCGCTTAAGATTGTTTACCAGAAGATCGATGATCGCGATTGTTTCCGATGAGATCTCTTCGGCCAAAAGGCAATCAAATGGGATTGTACTTGTACAGATCTGATCAAAGGAGTCGCATTGTTCGGAAAGAGTTCGTAGATCTTTTTCAAATTCATAGGAAAGAGACTCCATTCTCTTGACATACTTTGAGTAGTTTTCCTCTTTCATATCTCCTATCCACTTGACTCCGGCAAGGAAGTTCGCAGTGAAGTAGTCGATGACAATATCAGTCTCCTTATACTTTCTCCCTATTCGTTCAAAAAAGAAGCGATCCTTTCGTCGCGAGAATGTTGATTCGTTAGCGCTGGTTTTAAAACCATACTTGGTTGCGTCGTAGGAATCATTTGTAAAATGAAGTTTAAGAGACAGGTAAATTTGATATGCAGTATAACCATTCACAAAAGATATGCAGTTGTCCTCTTGATAATGTTCCGTTCCATTGCTTCGGCTTCTAGTTTGTCCTTCAATGGCCCCTTGATAATCTTTGCAATGTCTTCCGGATCGATCTCCTTAACCTTACAGATATCAACTATAGCTTCGACATAAGACATTCCATCAGTTTGAACATACTTCTCGACTTTCATACGAAGTTCATCAAAAGTAATTACGGGTTTAATTGGTATTTCATCTGCCATCATGCTTTGAGTATTAAGGTGTTATCGTTGACTCGACCATTTGCCGAAGTTTTCTTGGTTGTGAGTTTCTTGAGAGCGTTTGCGATTTGTTTATCGGTTTTACTTACAATGATTGGCAGTATCTCTTCGGGTTTCCTTATCTTCATAGAGAAGGAGTTCTTTTCGTCGTAATCGCGAATCGTTGTTCCCTTTACCGAGAGTCCAGAAAGACTAGTAGTTGAAAGCACTGTCAACTTACGATACTTCTCATTGAAGAGATAGACCTTAACTGATCCTACGACCTTGATCGGATTCACCGAGGCAACTCCGTAGTCGGGTGAAGACTTCAGGTAATTCATCTTTGCGACCAACTTGTCAGCACTCTTCTCCTTTGTCTTTCGAGGTTTCCGAGTTGCCTTCTTTGTAGACTTGTAGATCTCCACATCGTTCAACATCTCTTCCAGAAGAGCAATTCTTTTCTTGATTGCGGGCTTCTTGAGATAGGAGTAACCTTCGACCGAATCGAGATTGCTCTTGTCTCGGGCTTCAATCAGTTCATCTCTTTGTTTAGTGATCCAACTTACAACAGATCCAAGAGAACTGATCGGGGCGTTTACATTCTTCAGTAGAGATCCCACATTGATCTTGGAGATTTTTGTGGTAGGATTGATAATCCATTCATCCAGCATCTCTTCCAGTCGAACAAGAACTCCCTCTCGAATGCGTTCTTGCATCATATCGTAAACCGATACTTTCTTCTTGGTGGTCTTGGTTGTATTCCTTTCAACAGGAACTAGAGTCGAGATCTTTCGTAGATGGTTGTCTACCGCTACACCATAGTCTACGCCGTTGTGATACTTAGGCATCCCCAGATTCATCATCCTTG